AGTCCATTATACTTATCATAAGTAATAATGTCACCGTGTCCAAATGTTCTTTTGTTAATTTTGATCTTAAATAAAGTACCATCAATACCTTTATTGGTTGATGCTGGTTCAATATCCGCTACAATGTACGGAAGATCTTGTGCAATAGGAGTTTGCCACTTGTACTCACCTCTAGCGTTATCCACCATGATAGTATTCTTACCACCAAATGAAGCCATTTGATACAAAGGCATTTCTACCTTTTGGGTCATAGCCCATAGATCAATTGGTCCCATATCCATAGGCTCAGGGTTACCAAGCATTTGGGTTAGGTGATACGAATCAACATGAGAACTAGCTTTGTAGCTTGTATCACGTAGGAAAATCCCATTATTTAAAACTGGAGTTGCCATAATTTTGATTGTTTTTAATTGTTAATAATTGTTTTACTCTGTTTATATTTAATCTATCTAATTAAATTCTTTTACATTCTTTTGAAAATATTTGTTGGTCTAGCTAATTTTCTCTTAGAATTTTTATTTTCTGCTTCTGCTCTGTCAACACCTAATGATGTTCCACCAGCATTTGTTTGTTCTGTTTTTAATTTTCTCACCGTTTTCTCAACACTTTTCTGAGCTCCTTTATCCATAATTTTTGCTTTATAGCTTACAGGATCCTGTAGTAACCATAATGCTTCAGATATAAGAGAATAATTTGGTTCAACAAATTGATACTTTTCTAATAAATGACCTAACAAATTTGTATTACGTCCACTTACTGATGGATAATTTGGTTGAACTAAACCATTATATAACATGGCTTGTGTCTTTCTATCAACTTTTAATTCACCTAACTTACCATCTTTTAATGTATCATATACATTTTTCATATAAGCTTTAGATGCTTGTTCTTGTTGTTTCTTTTTTAACTCTTGTTCTTGGAGTTTTTGAGCAACAACTTTTTCTTGCATCTTATCTAATTTAGGTTTAAACTTATTTGCTTGTTGTTCTAACTTACCTAAATCTTTCCATATCTCAATTTCTTCTTGGATCTCTTCTTGAGTACCATATCCTGTTGCACCTAAATATTGACTAATAATTTGTTCTTGGTCATTTGTTTTTTTAACATCTAAACTTTTACTTGTCTCTACTTGTGATAATGTAGAAAATAATGCTTTAAGATCTTTACCTCCATCAGCAACATATTTAGCTGCTATTTGTAATTCTTCTGGTAAAGATTGAAAAAATTGTTTAGGAGTTTCACGTCTTACTTGATTAGCTTTTTCTTCTAAATTAGCTTGAATTAACTCTTCCCAATCTTTAGCACTGTATTCTGATAAATCTTTATCATCATCAAATGCAACAATTTTATCTTCTTTGATTAATTTTGAAAAAACATCAGATATACCATTAATAGGTTTTCTACCTTTTTTTGTTTTTAATTCAATATTATTTTCATCTTCTTCTTCAATACCATCTAATGTATCTAAAATATCATTAGCGTTTTCTTCAGCTTTTACTTCTGCTACAGGTTCATTTGTATCTGAAGGTTCACCTGATTCATCATCTTTTTCTACTTTAGCATTTAAATCATCTTTATCATCCTTGTCAGGATCTGCAAATGACATATCTGCTTTCTCAGTTAAACCACTAAAAATATTTTTAGGTTTACTTGAGTCATCTGAAATCATATCAGCACCACTTGGAGCAGCATTGAATATTTCATCTAAATTAACGTCTACTTGTTCTACGTTACTTTTCACTTGTTGTGTTTGAGTTGTACTCATAATTATGTTGGTTTTAATAATTAATATTCCTTACATATATAATATACGCAAAGTTTGTATTATAAACTTATAATATTTGTGGAAAAATAAAAATAATAAGCAGTATATAGCTAACGTCAATTATTTTTTGTTTGAATCCTTAGAATCATACTTATTTTTATTTTCTTTAGCTATTTGAAGTTTGGTATTAGCTATCTCTTTTTGAGCATTTATTTTTTCTCTTTCAACTTGGAGCCTACTATTTTCCATTAATGATTTAGCGCTATTTTCTTCACGTTTAATATTCATTTGCTCACGGTATTGAGTAGTTTCTCTAATATCTTTCATAGCATCTTGAAAATCAGACTGTTGATTCTGATTTATATCAACCTGAGAACCAAATCCTGCAGATCTAATTTCAGCAATAGTGACATCATTCTGTCTGTCTTTTGCATTTTCCTGCATTTCAACTTGTAATTTTTGTTGTTCTTCTTGTGATTTGGCTTGCAATTGTTGTTCTTGCATTTGACGTTGTTGTTGCATTTCTTGCTGACGTTGCTGTTGCATTCTTGTTTCAGAATCTTTTAGTATGTCTGTTACTTCAGCAATTGAATCAGCTTTAACAATATTTCCTAGTTCATATATACTTGCACCAGTTGTATTATTTGTAAGAGCCATTTGTTTTAAATTCTCTAATATAGCTCTGTGGTTTGTTTTAGTAGTTGCAAATACATTAAAATCTCTAAGTAATAGTTCAGTACCATTAATAGAAAAATTAACCTTCTCAGCTTCTGTAGAGATATAGGAAAGTCTTACACTTGGATTAGTGCTATAATAGTATTGTGCTAAATCAGTTCTCATTTGATGAACCCTTGGCATTAAATGGTCTGAATGTTGTACAAAATACATTTCTGTTTGGGCATATGACTGTTGCATAGCTTGTACAACCCCGGTTGCAGTTTGTGCTGATACGGCACCACCAAGACGCTGAGGATTAATGCCAATGGCATCAAAACATTGTTGTTTAAAATAATTAGCTAATTGTATTCTAGACATTAATCTATTAGTCTGCTCCATGTTTAGAGTCTGATAATGATTAAAGTTAGTTGCATTTTCTGTATTAGTAATAGAAGTATCTAATGGAAGCATCTGAAAATCTTTCATTGCTACAAATGCTTTAGCATAATTGTTTTTACCCCAGTCTTCACCCATTGAGTGACGTGGTAAAGCATTTTGATCAAACATAATTACTGTACCTAATTCATCAATTAGTATATCAGCAATTTGATTATTAACCATGTTATAACCAACTTGATATGCTTTCATTAAATCTACTAAAGAAGTAGATCTTGTATTTCTATCAGAAAATACTCTACCCTCTACTGGAAGTTTACATCCATAAAGTGTATTATTACCTTTGAATTGAAAGGGTAATCTACCAGGTTTAGTTCTGTTAATACCTATATATATTGGATTAACATTATCACCCATAGTAGATTGCCACATAGCTGGTAAATTTGGACCAATTTTTACACCACCCCAAACCTCATTAATCCATATCCATTCTATATGTTCACCTTCTAATAAATTTTCTTTAGATTTTTGTTTAAAAATTGATGTATCAAATACACCTTTTTTAGTAATTTTAAATGTTTCATCAACTATCTCTTGAGTAACTTCCCCGTCATTTTCTATTTTTGTTAAATGACCTATTCTACGCTGTGTCTTCCAATAGATAGTAGATATACGCATTAAGTTACCTTCACCCCACATTGATACATCTTCTGTCTCATCAAGTATTTCACTAAGTATATCTCCACCAGCAGCGGGGTTATTCCAATAATTACTTGTGTATTGTCTATATGCTAACCCAGGTGAATTTGTATTCCACTCATGAGATCTAGTAGCATCATAATATGCACCATCATTTTGATATCCATTTACTTGATATTGAGCAGATCTAGCTGGATAAACTTTCTGTAAAGATTTTAATTGTTTTTCATCCATAAGATATCCAAACTTATCTACTACATCTGATACAGTCATCAAATCTACTTTACCACAATAATTTGAATCTGCAATATATCTTTGATCTGGTGATTTCTGATAAAAAGTTAATACTGGATTCCATAGTTCAATATCATAATCATCTTCTAACATTCTAAAATGCCAAAACTCTCTATCTGCAATAAGCATATCCCTAAATCCTCTTTCTTCAAGTTCTTGCATCTTGAATCTTTCTTCATCAACTGCAAGTTGATGTGATGCCCACTCTTCAACCATACTTCTATATGACTTACTAAAAAAGTCTTCTATAGCTGGTAAAGATTTTAATCCTTCTGGTGATAATTGTTGTTGAGCTTCTTCAGATGAGGGATCCATACCCATTTCAATCATCTTACGTACTAAGTTTGCCTCAGCATCAGCAAGTAAAGATTCTTCTACTTGCATTCTTTTTTGTTCTAACATCTCATTATAAGATGCGTCATCTACTGCTCTAAATTGTACTTTTGTATAACGTTTAGCAAATTCACCTGTAAGAACATTTATTACATTAGGTACAATTGGATAAAATTTAAGTTCTAACGCAGAATCATTTTCTTTTGTTAAAACATCCATCATGTCTTTGTAATCATTGTCTGGCTCTACAATGTAATCTGATTTGTCAATTAACCCTTGAGCAAGTTTATAATTTTTAAGTAATCTTCTAGCATTTAAACGCAAAAACTCTATACCTTGAAGTTCTAACCAATCTAAATTCCAAGCTGCCCAATCATCAGTTTTTTCCTTATATGACAAAAACTGAACTGGTTGAGTTAAGCTAGAAAATGTAGGCCCGCTTTCTGCTTTTGCCCCATTCTTCAGTTGCATGGCGTTTAATACTCTCATATTATTTTTATCTATTTAATATTTTTGAATCCTGATCTATTAATTTTGGTTCCTCCCATACTTCTTCTACGGCCAATATTTTTAAACGGACTACTATACTTTAATTTACTTATTTTTTCTGAGTTTACCAAGGAATTATCGTCTGATTCACGTCTTTTAGAATACCCTCTGTTTGATTGTTGTATTTTAACAAAAGCAATTAATGCACCGAATGTAACTAATCTATCTACGTTTAATCCAGGATAGTAGGCCATCATTTCTTTAATAAGCATAGGATCTGGTATCCTCTCTACTCCTAACGTTTGTGACATAACAGAACCATGCTCATCTGTTTCTTCATGAATACTCTCTCTTAGAAATTCAATAGCATAAGATATTAAATGGCTTTTAAATAATGTTCCTGTATTTTTCCAACCATACTCTTGATAAACTGTTCTATTTGATCCCAAATCTTTTAGAAAAAGTATTTGTTGTTTTGGAACTAAATATCTTTGTTTTTTTCTAGCTATCATGTGTTGAATAAACAATGAAATATTATTCTCAACAATAGTCCAAGCGTTATACCACTCAATTAATAACTCAAGTCTTTCATGTGTTTTNTTNATATCATCAAATCTACCACACCATGCTGCAACAATTTTATCTTTCTCAATAAATTGTTCAACATCACCACCACCTATTTCTCTAGTTACTTCAGTTGCATTCTTGTAAATATATATACTACATAATGAATCTGATGTAGTTGTTTTACCTTCTGACACAGGGTCAATAGATCCATAGTATGCTCCAAATCCAGGATTGGGTATAGGTCTTTCCCATACAACTATACTTCCTGTTTTATCTTGTTGTTTTTTATTTACTGGAAAAGTACTAACTGGTAATTTAGTTGTCCTTTTAGCTATAATACCTGATTGATCTCTGTCAAGTTCAATAAGTTCATATGGGTATTCTTTCTCCTCAATTTTTTTAAGTTGTTTACTTAATATACCTTGTGGAAAAACAGATTCTTTTCTATAGGCAAATGCCTCAGCAATATTTAAAGGTTTTTGAGATATTCTTAATTGAAACTGTTCTCCACCTAATTCATTTTTCCATCTATCTCTTTCAATCTTTATAGCTTTAATTGCTTCTTCAATCTCTGAGTTACCGTATTTATCTATGTATGGAGGCATTGACCATTGTTCTGGTATAAACAAACCAGCCATACCAATAGTACCGTCAGCATCCATTAAATTAGTTTTTACTGCATATATATCATTTGCATTAGGATTAAGAATCATTTCCTTTAAAGGATTACATTGTTCTAAATCTCCCACTGATCCGGCTGCAATAAATTGACCAGTTGTCATCATACCTGAAGACATTGCAGGACGTAGGTACTCATACGTCTGCATCATGTTTTTAGCAATACCTGCCTCCTCATGAAAGAAGTATGTACATGGTCCACCAACTCCTGTGGTAGCATTTTTTTCAAATGAAGCTCCTTGAATTTTTGATTTTAAACCTCTTGAAGTTTTTCTGTTATTTATTTTTACTTCAATCTGCTGTTGCCATAATAATACTTTCTCAGGATTACTAGGTCTATACCATGCAGTATGTTCATTTAAAAATGTCTTATATTCTTCTAAAAATTTCCAAGAACCTTTATCATTTATGTAATCTTTAAGAGATGCTCCTATTTTACATATTGATCCTTCTTCAAACCAATATTGATTGATAATCTTTGCCATATGAAAATATGAAGAAGCAATCTGACGTTTTTTAAGTATAGCAACATGTTGATTATTTAATTCAGCTATTACTTCATACAATGCCATATGATATTGTGCATCTCTTACCTTTGCAAAACCATAATGCTTTTCTTCTTTATCAAATATAGGTAAGAAATTAAGCCACATATAATAGTCCCTAGTAAGGTACCATGTATTGTCTTTATTTTTATACAAAACCCCTGTTCTGCATTTACTTTTTTGGTCTTCCCAATAAGCTGTAAAATCTTTAGATCTAAAAGGGGCATTACAATAATTACCTTCTGTATTAAAACGTTTAGCTTCTTCATTAAAAAGCAATGCTGTAGAATCAAAGTTATATTGACCAGGCTCTTTAAATAAAGATTCTAAAAAACCTCTAAATTCATTATCAGAAGAAAACTCAACAGTAGACCACTTTTGATTTTCAAAAATAGGTATAACCCTACTCATCTCTTATAATGGCATAAACATCACCAACTTGTAATAATAAATGTTCTTCTCCATCATGTTTCATAGGTGTAGGCATAGCATGTTCTGCATATCTTACTACATCACCAATCTGTATTTCACTTACTGATTCACCTCTTCCTACTACCTGACCTTCATAAGTTATTTTTTGTGCAATTGTGGGAATAATAAGTCCTGATGCAGTTTTTGTTGCTGCTTTAATTTCTTTAATTAATAACTTTTGTCCTACTGGAATAATTTTTTGTGCCATAATTTTTGATTTTATATTTGGTCATATGCTAAACCTGCACCACCACGCACAGAGCTATCTTGTTCTTGTCTCATATCAGTAAATGCACCTTTATAAGATTGTCTTATTGCTTCAAACTTTGCAGCAGCATTTACCATAGAATTTATATTTCCATCTCTACCATGTTCTATAGCGGTAACTTCCATATACTTTGCTAGTCTATCTAACATAGATTTTATACCTACATATGCTCTATATGTTGGTGTTTGATACATTTTCTCACACATTGCTTTAGCATATCTTATTGGTGGATCTTCTGTTGAATCTTCAAGTTGAATCTCTTCAATAATAATATCTTCCTTTTCATGTTCTGGTAAATTAAAAAATGGATTGGCATCAGGATTAGGACATGTCATATAAAACAAATATTTATATACTGTCATATGCGTATCAGGATATTCATCCATTATTTTTTTAAGAAAAGGTAATGCATGACAATGTTCAGTCACTATCAATTCACTATTTTGTATATCAAATAATCTTACTATCATAATTGTTTTATATATCTTTTATCCACTTTATTAATGACATGACTTCATCTTTTAAATATGGAAGTTCATATATCTTTATTGTATCTAATACAGGTTCTCCATTAACATGTTCATTTATTGGATAACCAAACTTGTCTTCACCTACTTGTTTAAATTTAACATGTTGAATAGTTAATTTACCAATTTTTAATTTAGGGTTATGCTTTTTAATTATATATGCATACATACTTAATTGTAAATTATAATGATTTAGATTACAATCATCTAAATGACTTATAGGTTTATACATTTTATTAGTTATACCTTCCCAATTAGTAAATCCTTTTTCTTTTATTTCTTTATTAGTTTTATAATCATTAATATTTATTAATCCATCTACTATTTCAACAACATCAGCTTGTCCACATAATCCAACAGATTTTAAATATACTAAATGTTCAGGATATAAACCATTTTCTAATTTTTGATTTGGAGAAAGTTTTATTCCCTCATCATCTATTATTGGTTTAATAATAGGCACTTCAATACCATTACGCTCAATAGTTTTAAAGTCAAGCATGTCTGCTTCTCTTTGATTGTGATAAAAATTACCTAGTGTAATTGCTCTATCTGTTTCCCCATCCCATGCTGCAATAATTTCTTTTGGGGTCATTCCATACCACTTAGATCTTTTATTTTTTGATGATTTTTTTGCTTGTCCATCTCTATCAAATTTAGGTTTAAATTTACCTATAAAAGATGTTACTCCAGTCCATTGAATATTATCATTATCAATGCTTTCATAAATGTGACCTTCTTCTTGAAATTTTATTGCCATAATATTATACTATTGTAGTATACCACCAGCTATTTTCATTACCCGTGGTTACTGTGGTTATCTCACTACCTGTGTAATAATTAATTTCTATCATTATTTTCAATTTGATTATTTATTAACTCCTCTTCTTTTTCAGTTGTGTAAGCATCCCAATATCCTTTTGGACACTCAGATGCTGTTGATCTTACTTTAAATGCTAAACTACATCCACAATCAGAACAACATGGTTGTGATCCAGGTGCTAAACAATCTTTCCCTTCTGCATCAAACAATGAGCATCTTATACATATTTGAAATCTGTCTGTTGCAACAGCTTCAATATGTTCTTTTTTAAAAATACTATTTGCAATACCATCTGCAATTTTATCAGCATTTTTAAATATACTAAGATATTTTTCCCATTTTTTCATTTCTCTTTAAATATTTTTTTGTTTAAAATATCTATTTCCATTTGTTTTAATGCAGCTTCCATTTGCTTAACATTATTATTAATTTCTTGACTTTTAGCAAAACCTATATAAGTTCTTTTAGCTAAATTACCCAGAATACTTTTATTTTTTTTAATTGCTTTTTCAAGTTTATTTTTTCTTAAATAAAAAGTTCCCAGTCCATCTACATGTACCCTTGGAAAATCTATATCAGATAATTTCTTTCTTAACTTACTGTAGTAAAAAGTTATAAATTCATCTACTACAGAATTATGCACTCCTACTTCATCAGCTATATCTTTTCTAAGTTCTTTATGACTCTTTGGATTCACTGCCTAATATTTTATAATCCAGTAATACTAATCCACTGGTTTGAACATTAATATCTTTTTGAAGTGAAATTGTTTTTTTATTATTACCTGATTTATTAAGTAAATTCTTTTTTTCAGCTTTAGTAATTGCATTCCTGGCAGATTGAGGGCTTTTAAATATATTACCCTCAACTAATTTTAAACAAAATTTAGTTAACTCAATATTCTTATATTTAGATAACTCTGCTAAAAACTTCATATCTGAATTGCTTATAAATATATTATTAAAAAAACAATAAGTCATTATTTGATATTGAATAGTTTTATCAATATCAACTTTCATTTTTATATCAACTTTGTTTACTAGTGCCATATTATAAACTTAATATCATATCAACTAAGTCCGGATGAGGATAACAATCAGATTTATCCTTCCTTACATTGGTATGTGTTAATAAACCTTTTACGTTTCCTAAGTGTGCATCAAGTTGAAATCCAAATCCTTTTGTAGGTCCATGTTTTTGTATAAATTGTTTTAAACCTAACCTAACATCAATTTGATCTCTTTCACCTATATATTTAATCCATTTCTCAGTTGCTTTAATTTGTGCATCTGAATATCTATGCCATTTGGTATAACTATTAAATGGTTCAGATAATATTTGAACTTGTTCTTCTTTACATGTAGAGTTTACATATGTTTTGTTATTATGAGTTAAGTATCCCATGCAACATATCTCTAAACCTACTGAATGACGGTTCATATATCCTGATCCTGTTTTACCTAAATGCCATCCTTGTGCACCTGTAGGAAAAGCTTGAACCATTACACCATCATTTTCATCATTATTATTTCTATGATCTATACCGCCTAATACAAATTCAGTGGCTATTCTACCACGTGAATCTCTACCCCAATGGTCAATACATCTATAAGGATCTGCATGACCAGCGGTATGATGTAAAAATATATACTCATTATTAACAGGACCATTAACATATTCTCCTTTAGGTAAATAATGTCTATGTATTACCTGATCATAATTTGTTTTATAATATTGACCTTGTAAATCAGTATCTTCATCTATTTCTTCAGGGATTGTATTCTCTAAATGAGTTAGTAGAACCCACATATCATTATCAACCATTCCAGTCACATCTAAATGACGTGTAAGTTGAAAACGTTTAACATGCTTCTCTGTATTAGGGCCAAAAACTCCATCAGATTTTATTCCTAATTTACTTTGAAGTGCTGCTACTCTTGAACCTTTTGATCCAATTTTTAACATTTGCATTTTACTTTGGATTTACTGCATCTTCCATTGCAGCTTTAAACTCATCTGCTTCAGGAGTTGATGGTTGTCCTCCTTCTTTTTGTGCAGCATATTGTTGTGCCATATACATTTGAGCTTGCATACGTTCTGCTCTTGCTTTTTCTATAGCAGATAAAAGCATTTCATAATCAGCTTGTACTTCTAAATGTGGGATGTTGTCTTTGTAGAATGCAGTTATTTCCTCTCTACGTTCTGCAAGTTGTTCTTTAGTTAATTGAGGATCTTTCTCAGATAATTCAGGGTTGGTTTTTGTATCAGCCATTTTTATAAATTTAAGTTAATAATAACAAATATATAAAAAATGTTTAAATCAAAAAAGTTTATTGTACTTTATTATTTCTTTGCTTACCATTTAACTTTATCTGCCCAATACGCTGCAGACATCTTTCCTTTTTTTATATTCTTTCCATGTCTAGCTTTAAATGACTTACGTTTAGCTTTCATTTTAGCTGATTCACCAGCTTTTGGTTTACCAGCTGTACTAGCGCCCTGCTCACCAAATCTAATTGTTTTTACTTTATCACCTACTTTAGCTACAACAACATGTGACTTTTTTGGGTGTGATGGTGTACGTTTAGGTTTATTAAACCCAGCTACACCTGCTCTTGCTAATCTACTGTCTTTTGCCATTTTTTTATTTTATGAATCTGTACATAATTTAGTACAATCAATACTATCCAATATTGTTTTAATTGCTGCGTATGTCTCAGTAACAATAACAGGTGTAAATCCAATTCCCACATTAAGTAATCTTAAATTTAAATATACTTGAGTATTAGGATCAAAATATTCTGATAATCCACTAATCTGTACAGCATCAATGTATAAAGGAGTTGTTTTAATTTGTGGTGGTATTGCTTTTCCTGTTACATCATATTGTTGACCATTTATACCACTAGCTGGTATTATTGTTGCTTGAGTCAACGTAACAAATTGTTTTTGATATATAGGTATTCTTGCCATTATCTTTTTTTGCCTTTATGCAAGCCGTGAGAAGCATGCTGTTTACCTTTTTTAGTAGCAGCACGTTTCTTTTTATTTGCTGCAGCTAATTTAGCTTTTCCTTTTTTAGTACTCTTCAACTTAGCAATAGTTTTCTTAGGAGCATAAACTTCACCTGTCTCAGAACTTTTCTTTCCTGAAGCAGTTGTCCATTTTTGTTTAGTCCACCTGGTAAGACTTTTCTGTTGTTTTGTTTTTGCCATTATCGTATTTTGTTTCTGGCATTATGTATGTACATCCATCTTTACACATCCAAAAATAACCATTTTGCATTCCACCAACTAATTTCATATTAATATCACAACGCCTACAAATCATTATTTTACTAATAAATTTATTGAATAAATAATTAATACAGACACAAGTAACTTCATCAAAGGATCCTTTTCACCACTAATTACCATTTCTTTAGGTTCATCTTTTTTTTCTACTAAAGATTTGGATGAACCACAAGTAAAGAATAATGTACAACATAATGATATAAGAATTATTTTTTTACGCATTACTTTTTAGATTTTGCTTTAGCTGTTTTAGATAGATCTTTAAAATGAACTAGTGGTTTACTGGTTTTTGTATGTGTCTTACCAGTATGTAATTTACCATTAGCCATTTTATGACTACCACCTTTCCATTCAGTACCGTTCTTTAAATAGTGTTTTACTCCTTTCATTATTTTTTAGTTTTATATCCTCCTCCGTTTGCTTTGTAACGTTTAGCTAACATTTGAGCTTTACGAGCAGACCATTGACCAGCACCCCCACCTTTGCTTCCAGCTTTAATAGAATTAAATAAACGCTTACGCATCCCCGGTTTTGTATAATTACCAGAACTATTTACAGTACTTTTCTTTTTAGTTGGCATTGTTATTGTTTAATCATTATAATACCTGCTGCATCTAATGGTGCAGCTCCTGTACCGTCTGTTTGAAATACACTTCCAGCTTGAACTCCAGCTGTTCCTGCTGCTGTATCATCTGCATAAGCTGGTACACCAATTCCTGATATATTATTTAACTTTTGATCAGTAAATGTTTTTAGTTGAGACAATGTTACAAGTTCAGTTTGTAACTTAGGTTGAGGCTTCAATCTTTCTTGTGGGTTAGGATATCTAGCAACGGTTATATAGTTATCCGATTTAGGCGTAACCGTTCCATTTCTTTTTAACATGCCCATCATGTCTTGTAGTATTGTACTCATTTTTTTTATTTTAAATTATTTATTAATTTCAGGATACTTCTTTAATAATATTTTACGAAGTTTGGCGCATCTTTCATACTCCTCCCTTTCTACATAATGTTCTATCATATTTTCTAATTCATCTTGTGAAGGCCCCTCATCAGGATCAAAACACATTATAAAATCTTTACCAGTTTTAAACTTACGCTCAAGCAAATCCTCAAATGTAACCTCTCCCGAAAGAACTAACCACGCATTGTTATATGCTTGCTCTAACATTATGTCATCCAACTGCTTTCTTTTTATTTTGTCTAATATATCATCAGACTCATTGGATTCCGCCATCTCTTTTTATTAAGTTTGAAACACTTCTATAAGAACAATATACTAAATTTATAAATCCTATAAAAATTTTTGTGTCACAACATTCCCCCCGTCACATATAAAAAATTTTATACCCCCCATAAAAGTTATGTGTTTGGCGTGCTTAAGATGTTCTACCAATCTGCTCCCCAGCTAAAAATTGTCACGGGGATACCCCCTGTGTCAATACCAATATTAATCTAAATATTTATAATTATGTCAGTATTTTTCAGAAAATTAAGAATCAATGAGAACACAGGAACTGCTACTATCATTGTAACAGACAAGCTAATCACCAACAAACAAGGTAAATTAGCAGGAATGGACGTAGGAACAAGGACTAACGGTAACATAACCTTTGGTGTTTTATCTCTTATAGACCCAAAAACTAATCAAGTGATGCGTGCTAATCACCCAACAATTAAAGCTTTGCAAGGCAAACTTAATCAAGGAGATGAAATGGCAGGCTTTCAATTGAGTGATAATCCTGTAATTGATTTAAACACAGGAGAAGAAACAAACTTACGTTGGGTTGAACAAGCCTAATCTAAGAACAACAGAGAGTGTGTAACAACACTCTTTGTTTTTTTATCTAAGGATAAACAAAATCATGGTAGTTACCAACTAATATGTGCAGTTACCAACTAATATTACCAATTAATAGTACATTGTTATTAAATTACGTGGTAAAAAACATTTTATACGTGTGTCACTCTAAAGATGACATCACATATGACCAATAAACCACCTTATAACAACTACTATAAAACTCAATGGACGTATAGTTATATACATAGCTAACGTAACAACAAGAGTAACTATTACACTTAACAAAACAACAAGGGTATATGTTGTCTCTTCCTCTATAGGATAAGAGCTATAGTACCCGCAATATTGCAATCAACTACTAATACTATTATATTATGTTTCCAAGTTTACCAAGACAAGTATTCACTACA